GGTTGTACCGCCAGAGGCATCTAAGATTGCATTTGTGTTAATTTGACTCATGGCGTACCTTTCAATGTGGCTACGTCTGCCTCAAGTGTTTCTATTCGTGCCAACGCTTCTTGCAAAGCCGCTGTCAGCAGTGGAACCAGTTTGGATTGGTCAATGCCTTGGTAGACTGGGCGTTCCTCTTGATTTGTTACGTTGCCATCCTCGTCTTTGATGTCAACTAGCTCAACAGCATCCTTCTCGCCTGTCACAGCCTCTGGAACAACTTCAGCCAACTCATGCGCCAAGAATCCATCAACACGTTCATTAGAAGCCTTCCAAGCAAAATTGACAGGCTTTAGTGCGTTGATACGGGTAGAGGCATTAGCGACAGCAACCCAGTCTTCTTTAAGGCGGTAATCGGAGGATGTGTTAAAAGAGGTGCTTGTGCCGTTTGTGCTAATACTTCCTGTGTTTGTAGCCCCAGAAAAGAAAATGATAGGGGTTGAAGACCCCGCCGCACCAGCAATAAAAACACCATATGTCGCGGCGTGAACCACATTCAATCGGGCAGGATTACCTGACCCCCCAATTTGAAAGTTACCGCTGGAGTCAATGCGGGCACGTTCGACGCTTGATGTATAAAACGCCATTGCGGCATCAGTAATCAAGTTCGTCAGCCCAGACTGATGACCAATTCGAAATGTTGAATAAACTGCATCACTAAACCCAGCGGAATAGTTTTGTCCCCCAGATGCAATATATCCACTGACAGCTAATTTTGCAGGGAAAGTGCTCGGCGAATTCGTGCCAATACCCACGTTGCCGCTGGCGTCTATAACCATACGCCAAGCAGCGGCAGTTTCATCGTAAACAATAAGTGCGCCTCCAGCGAATCCACCAACAGTTCCTAAAGTTCCGACTCTGTATTGTCGTTCTGAGTTTTTGTATAGAGTTGCGGCGTTGTACCCATTGGCAATACCACTGCTGTCAATTAGTTGATATGCGTTGCCGTTGTTTGAAATGTGAAGTTTCTGTGTAGGTGAACTCGTCCCAAGTCCCACATTACCGCTTGCATCTGCTGTAACAATAGACCCATCAACGTCTGGGATTGTTAGCGTTCGGTCGGTATTGGTCGCTGGAGACTCAAGGGTGAAAACCCCTGTGCCTGTGTCAGCGCCTTTGATTGCTACTTTAGACATTAGATGCCTCCAACTTGTGCCGCCTCAATAGCCGCCTGATAAGCCGCTACAACTTCAGCGGTATGTGTTGCCGCACAGATAGCCTGTACCCGTGCATCTTCGCCTGAGTAATCAGCGCCGGGAGCAACAACGTTGCGATGGTAGCTTTGTGAAAGCTGAACACCGTCCTCCATGATTCGGGTAGCGGTGCGTACTTGCACTGTGCCGTTTTCGGTTACTTCAATTTTGTCTACTATTGTTTGTTTTTCTAAAGCCATTTTTATTTCCTTTTAGTTAAAAGTCCGTCTGCATCATCCAATGCAAATAATTAAGTTGTATGGAATATAAATCTACCCATAATCTGCCCACCACCAGAACTTATTTCTGAAGGAGAGTAATAACTATTTGATGTTCCATTTGCTTTTATCAAAACAGCTCTTGTTGATCCAGAATCCCCATAAAGATGTGCAGTTGTTGGAAGACCAGAAGCATAAGAAATACCACCAAAACCATTGTGCGCTCCCCCATTTCCATATGGAGCAAACGGCAGAGAAAGCGCCAACAACCCACTACCACTACCACTTGTGCTAGTCCAAGGAACTAAAAAATCTGCGTGAACAACATTACCAATTTTAGTATATTTGCCAACACGGCCACCATAATTAACTGTCTGCATAGTCCCAGAAAGAGCAATAAATTCTGGCGTCCAAGTCCCCTCCTCATAGTCATCCAGTGTGTTAGCCGCAGCGTATGTTGCAGCGGCTGTGCCAAGCGTAATACCAGCAGGAACAATTAGATGACCGCTGGTGTCAATAGCTAACTTAGACCCAACCGCATCAATGCCAATATTAAAAGTCCCAGCACCAATATATGTCCCACCTTCAACACCCACTTGCCATTTTGTTGCAGAATTTGTATTCTCTATTAACATTCCAGAGAAATTGGCACTGGTAGATTTAATATATACACCACCGTAAGCTGTACCACTTATATCTAGCTTGTGCGCTGGCGAATTTGCGCCAATACCTACGTTGCCATCAGAAGTCTCAGTGATGCCTGTTGAGGTAATCCCTGTCGTTCCATTTAAAACTATACTCATATCTACCCCTTAGATCACAACGTAGCGTGAGCCGCTACTGATAGTTACCGTCACGCCAGAGTTGATTGTGACTGGCCCCGTACTCATTGCGTTCTTGCCGCTCGGGATCGTGTAGTTAGCGGTGACAACCTGGTCATTCTCAACAAACACAGCGTCATTGCCGCCGCCTGTCGCGCCGCCACCAACACTTCCCCAAGAGCTACCGTTGTAACCCTCAAATGAACTGCTGTCGCTGTTGAAGCGGAAGTAGCCAGCACTAGGCGAGCCGTCGCGTTGAGCCTGCGTACCAGCAGGAACCACAGCTGAACCAGTGTCGCTTGTCTTGCTAACCTTGAGCGCCAGGTTGGCCAGCTCCGCAGCCACCGCATCAATGTTGACAAGGTCCCCGGCAACAGCGTTGACGTTTGAGATATCAGAGCTGACCGCATTGACGCTGGCGATGTTATCACCGACGGTCTGCACGCTTGCGATGTTGGTGGCCACTGTGTCAATCTCTGACACCGCCTCGTTCAAGTCATTGGCTGCAGTGATGATTGCTGCAATATCACCGGCAACCGTATTAACGTTCGCAATGTTGGTCGCCACTGTACCGATGTCTGTCGCATCAGCAGCCACCGCGTTAATGTTGGCAGTGTTGCCGGCGACTGTCGTCACGTTAGCAGAGATGCCAGCTACCGTGGTTACGTTCCCAGAAATCCCTGCAACTGTGTTTACGCTCGCAATGTTCGTAGACACCGTGCCAATATCTGTCGCGTCAGCAGCAACCGCTGACACCGCTGTGTCAATTGCGGCCACCGAGCTGACCGCAGAGTTGATGCCCGCCACCGTAGTCACGTTTGCTGCAACCCCCGCCACCGTGGTGACGTTTGCCTGGATGCCGGCGACTGTTGTAACGTTGCCAGATATACCCGCCACCGTGGTGACATTAGGCGCAATGCCAGCCACCGTGGTGACGTTGGTGTTAATCGCTGCAACATCTGCCAGGTCAGTAGGGCTGATTGCAGCAACAGCGGTTACATCAGCGCTGATCCCCGCGACAGTATTGACATTTGCAATGTTGGTTGCGACGGTCCCAATATCTGTCGCATCTGCAGCCACTGCCGTGACGCTTGATGAGATGCCAGCAACTGTCGTCACGTTGGCAGCCACTCCGGCTACCGTCGTCACGTTGGCGCTTATGCCGGCCACTGTATTGATGTTGGCTTCGTTTGCTTCGACCGCGACAATCTCAGTGTCAATCGCTGATACAGCAGCGATCTCATCTCGGATGGCGTAGACCGCGGCAACCTCAATAGCCGTGTCACCAGGCTGCGGGTTGCCGCTCGCATCAAAGGCCAGATACTTGCCAGCACGGTCAGCCGCGCGAGGCAGCGTCATGTTGATTGTTGTGGGGTCTGTCTGCGGCGCAATCAATGCGCGGCTAACTGCCTCTGCGTTTTGTTGAGCAAAGATCGTCAGAGAGTCAAGCTCATCATTCACCGTGTTGGCAAAGAAGTCGCCACCGGTCACGAAGTCACTTGATCGCTCGATAGCGCGATCGCCAACAACAGCGATCTGCGTTGCCCCTGTTGGAGTAGCGGCCAAGGTAATGTAGCCTGTGCCGTTGGCGTTGATCGTCACCGAGTAATCGGTGGTCAATGTCAGCAGCGTGTCATCTTTGTAAACAGCGACGTCTGTCTCTGCCAGAATCTCAAAGGTGAACGAATAGGGGCCAGTGCCACTAGCGGCGAACACCACCCTGCGGGTTACGTTTGAAATTGGTACGCCCATGATTCAATCCTTGCTGGTGTAAATTGTACGGGTTTAGTTGGGTTTGTAAAAGAGGCCATTTGCCTTGCGGCCTTCTTCAACCTCAGAGATTTTGTCTCTCAGCGTGATGTCCTCAGACCGCAGCTGTGATTTGGCCAAATCCATCAGTTGAGAGTGCCTTGCCTGCACGCGCTTTTGCTGATCGTCCAGGGCCATAATCTCAAACCCAGGTGAGCGGATAGCTTTCAGAATCTCTTCTTTTGCATTTAGCTCCTGGCCATAAATAGTCAACAGTCGGTTGTACTGGTACGCATCCAGCTCGACGCCTTGCATCTTCCTGGACGGCATGCCAATCGGTGAACCCAAGCGCACCAGCTCATCATCTGTTTCGCTGAACTGCTCTGGGCTTACCCTGGTAGGCAGCACCATCTCGTAGACCTTACCCTGGCCGCTGACGCGCTTTTCACCCCACAGGGTCAGGCTGTCTGGCAGGTAATCATTGAACGCCGGCAGACGGCTGCGGTAGCGACTGAACGCCTCCATGAAGCCACGCACGCCAAGCGGCAGATCGGGGCTGGCCTTGACGTCCTTAATGGTCGGGTCATAGTAGCGGCTAATAGTGCCAACCATAGAGTTGTAAACGCCAGCTGGTGAGCCGCCAATTACAAAGCTGCCGTACTGCTTGGCGATGTTGTTGAACAGCGTAGCGCTCTTCTCGCCCTCGGACGCCTGCAAGAACCCGGCAATGTCAGCCACGCCCTGCAAGTATGGTTGCTCTTTCATAAACTCAGTCAAGCCCATGGCCGCCCCCAGGAACACCTGGGCGATTTCGTCGTCATCCTCTGCCCGCATGCCGTACTCAGCGTAGTCAGCAGAGATGGCCAGCAGCGCAGACACAGGCTCCATGCCAGCGTATGACAACCACTGGTCGCCAACCTTGATGGAGTATGGCCGCCACCCTGTGAGCTCGAGCGCTTGACGCTCTGCCAGGCGAGATGGGCCAGAGCCGCTGATCATGCCCTCGGCAGCGTAGGACGCAAACGTCGCCATCAGCGATGTACTCAGCGTAACCTTGGCCAGGGCCATGTCGCGGTGTACGCCGCCTTTCATCAAGTCATTGCGGAACCGGCTAGACAGCGGCGCAAATGGCGTGCGCTCCAGGACCTCCAGGCCGATGTTGGCTGGCGTCTTAAAGAACGGCACCAGGACTTTCAGCATGGGGTGATTAAACGTCTTCTGCAGATTAGCCAGGCCCTCTGGCAGCTCGCCTGTAAACGTGCCACGCTGCGCGAACTCCATGGCCACCTGGTCCAGGTCTGCCGGTGGGTCTGCCAGCAGCGCCTTGATGTCCACAGCAACCTTGGCCGCAGCATCCACCTCGGTCATACCGTCGTCAATAGCCTGACGATACAGCGTCTTTGCTCGGCGACTGACCTGGGTGTTCAACTCCATGCGGTACAGCACGCCCTTGAAGAATTCATCCTGTGTCATCAGCGCGCGACCAGGCACGTTGATGGCCGTGCCGTAGAAGTCAAGCGCCTTGCCCATCCAGGTTTCCTGGCCAGCGCCGGTGATGCGCTGCAACGTCTCGCCAGTAGATTCCTGCAGCCCGCGCTGCATCTCGATCTTACTGAGTGCGTCGCTGGGCATGTTGTTCTTCCACGCCTTAGATGCCAGGTGCAGGCCATCGCCCCAACCCTGGCGCAATGACATAACCATAGTCAGCGCCTCGTCGTAGGCAATCTTGTCTTGAGCTGAACCCGGCACAAGCGCTTTCCAGCTGCGCACGCCAGCAGGCAGTGTGTTGCTGTAGAACGCAGCAATCAATCGCTCGGGTATCTGGAACGCGCCAAACAACGTGTTGCCGATAATGTTCTTGGCGTGCGTAGTCGGGCCAGACAACAGGCCGTTGATAAACGTGGTAAACCAGACATCCTTGATGCCGGAATACATAGACTTCTCGACCAGCTGGTTCTTGGCCGAGCGGTTGTCCAAGTTGATATAGCTTCTGGCCATGTCCTGCAGCGAACGGTCGCCACCGTACTGGTCCAGGACCTGGCGAATGACATCGACGTTACCTTCACGCGGAATACGAAACACAGCAAGCGCTCGAGCCGTCTCTGTCTGCATACCCTTAACGCCCTTTTGGATCATGCCGTGCAGCGCGATCTGCTGGCGCAGCTGCAGCTTCTGCGCGTCAGTGGCATCGCCTTCGTTAACCAGCTTAAACAAACGGTCCAGCTCGTTAGCGCTTGACTCCAAAACTTCCAGGGCTTTGTATGTGTCGGTCGCGTTCCCCATCATCTGGCCGTTGTTGTCAACCAGGCGCGTCAGGAAAGACTCATCGATACCGCTGGCAGCTGCCTTGGCCTTGATCTCATCAAACGTCACCCGCTTGGTCTTAATGCCAAGAGAGTCGGCCACGCCGGCCACAACACCAGCTGCGTCGTGGGTTTGGTAGCGCGATAAATTAAAAGCCTCCTCTGGAGACCCGCCTGGCTTACCAACCAAAGCACCCTGCTTCTGACGGCGGCTAATCGCCTCTGTCGTTTGGCCTGTAAGGGTTTGGTCAGCTTCGGGGATAACCGTGTATGGGCCAACCTTTGCCGGCTCGCCAAGCTCACCTTCGGGTATCTTGCCAGGAATGATGTTGCGCTCGGCCTTTGATGCGCCAGAGGTGATCTCTTTGCGGATCAGCTTGTTAATTGCTGACTGAACAGGACCAGCAACCTGGATACCCTCTTCCATGCTGGGCGTACCCTCAGACACCATGTCAGCTGCCGGCTCCTCTGCCACATTCTCAGCTGGCATTGGCTGCAAATCTAATGGCTCAACAAGGGGGCTGGCCGCTTGGTCTGGCATCATTCCGGCCAGACGTTGATCAAGGGGTGATTGCTGAATAGCCATTATTGAGCCTTACTCTTTGGCGCGCGCTTGGGTTTAGTTACTGCTGCAGCTGGGGTTGGGCTTCCATCAGCTGGCGCAATTTGTCCGACGCCGATTGAATCCCCTGCTGCTGCAGGGCCTGCTTGTTTAGCTGCAGCTTTAACTTCATTGCGGCTGCTTCTAGCTCCAACGATTTCGGCATCTGTAAACTCGATGCCTCTGGAGTTGAGTAGGTTTTTGGCTCCATCTGAGAAACTCTCCGATCTTGCGGACTTGATGCCCAGGTTAAAGTAAAGACTTTGTTCGTAGTACCAAAGCACCGCCTGGTTGGCTTGCTCGTCTAGCTTAACGTTGCTGGCCACCGCACGGTTCCAAGACTTCATCAATGAGCGCTCAGACTCATTGCGCGGCGCATCCACCAGGCCCTGCTCACTTACTGGGCCGCTAGTCAACGTGCCCGTGTGACGATTATAGGTTCTAGTAAACCATTTGTCAGCTGTTGTTTCCTTGATGCCGTTAAGGTTCAAGAAGAAAGCGCCACCCTTTTCGCCGAGTAAGAATGACCCCATTTTCATATCGGTCGCCTTACCTGGGATGTTGGCGGTTTTGTACAAGCCGGAGTCGGCCTTCATCTGAGCGATCTCTTTTACCGGGTGAGGGGTGAGCAGCCACTCAGCATAGCCCTCTAGGCCCATGCGCTTAATCATGTATTCGTGTAACTTGAGCTGCTGCTCCATGATCGGGCCAGTGGTGCCGCCCCATAGCTTGCCGTTCTCTGGGTTTCGTGAATAGACCTTGCCGTCTTTCATCAAGCCTTCGGCGATGCGCATAGCAACTGACCAATTCTCCCCGGCCCGCTTGTTGTAACTGGTGGACGCAGCAAATGCCGTGGTCAATACGCGCAGCGGTTCGTCTGTAGCCAGCTCTGGGACAATCTTCGCCCCCAGGGTAAACGCATCGGTGACGTCGTCTTCGTACCAGGTTGCGCCGCTGACAGGCTGCGACAGCTGATATTCAGCTTCTGCGCTGGCTGAGTCAACCATCTTGACCAGGTCCTTAGGATTGGCTGGGTCTAATGGCTTGCCATTATTCATGGCCAGCTGCGACTTCTCCAAAACAACCCCGACATCGCCAACAGTAAGCGCCCCCTTGCTGCCGGTGCCAACAATCTCCGGCCTAGCCAATCGCAGCGCAACAGATGGAGCACGCTCCGCCTGAGATGAATAAACACTTAAAGCGGGGTCTGCCTTAACAACCTCGACAGCTTGAGCGACTTCCTGCTGGGGCGAGAACTTACCAGGCTGCACTGCATACATCGGCTTGAGCGCGTCAGGCACAACAGCGGCCAGTGGGCCAGTGCCCTCCATGATTGCACGGTCCAGTTGCTGACCAGTTTCACTCAGCAGTTGCTTGCCAGTCTTTAATGTTCCCGCTGCGCCAGGCACAAGACCAACCACGGCGCCAGCGCCTTGCAATGCGGCTGTGCCATAGTTGCCCTGCTCTACAGACTGCAGCGCCTCTTCACCCATGCGAGCGGCCTCTTGCGTTTGGAATGCTGTACCCAAGAACGGCACGAAGTCAGCGATACCGATGCTGACTGGTAGGTTGCTGCTTTCGCCACCCAAGATAGTTTGCGCATTTGCGCGCGCCCGATAGCGGTCTACGCCCATGCCCTCAAAGCCACGCTGCAGCAATGTAGCGAGCTGCTCGCGGATCGTCGGGTCATATGCCGTCATCGAGTCCTGCGGTGCCTTGGATGCAGCATCTTGAGCTGCGTCATATCCCGCATAAGAGCCGCGGCCAGCGCCAGCAGTTGGAGCGGCAGCCGGCTCTGCAGGCATGTCGGGAAACTCAAACGCCGTCAACCGGGCCAGGTATGCTTCGTCAATATCGTTGGCCATTATTGATTTACGCCTTCCACTTGATCAAGTAGTTGTTTAATGCGCCGCACATCATTCTCACGAACTTTATTGCCTTTGGCTTTTAACTCAAGCGCAGGCAACGAATCGCGCGTAATCGGTCCATTGACCCAATCTTTCTTTTGATATATCTCAAGCGTTGATCTGGCCGCCTTGGCTGACTCGCTGTTGCGTTGCTTGTCAACATATGTCTCGAGCTGGGACACAATGTCTTCTGTTGTAACAACCTTGCCCTCAATGGCCGCCTTGGCGCGAATCTCTTCGACCTTGGCCATCAAAACATTGCGCTGCTTAAATGCGGAACCCTTGGGGTCCACAATTACAACCTGACCAGGTATTGTCGGAATGCCGGCCAACCGAGATACCTCGCGATTTAAGCGAGAGTCTTCGGCCTTGTTTTCTGAGTGCAGCGTCTTCAGCAGAGAGATATATTGTTTACCAGTAAGGCCTGGTATCTTCTGCAGCTGCTCTGAGCTTGTAATCGCGCCAGAATAGATTTGGCTTAAGGCATTGAACTCGACCATTGAGTTGCCCTCTTTGGACGGCTCTTGCAAGTCTTTCAAAATACTGAGCGGCACAGCGTCTGGGTTCTTGACTCCAAGCGCAGCAATTTTGCTAACTAATCCTTTACGCTGCGGGTCTGTCTCAGACATAGAGATCGCCTGGTTGTACAGTCCATACAACTCAATTTCATCAGCGCGCTTCTCCGCAGCTTTACGCGACTTCTCTGCGTCAGCTCGCTGGTTCATTGTGATCATGTAGTTCGCAAGAACCTTGGCCTTTGAGTCATACGGCATGTCGGCGTAAACGTCGGACAGCTTACCCAGGTTATTGCTCTGGATCATGGCCAGGCCCGCTTCTTGGTTAGCGCTAAACCTCGGGTCTGTGACAAACGCGCTTACCGCATTAACCTTGGCATCTGCCTGCGCTTTCTCAAACTTCTCGCTATATGTCTTTTGCACTTGCGCGTCACCCAACAGCAGCGCGCTGGTGTTGATTGTCTGGCGATAGAAATCGATCAAATCTTCGACGCTTCGCTTTGCGCCGGTCTTTGGATCAACCCAAAACCCTTGCGACACAGCCGCCTCCAACAAACGCACACTGTTGTCAAAGTCCTGGTCGAACTTAATCAGTCGCTGGTCTTTATCGCGCTTGAGCTGCAGCTCTGTGGCCTTGGCCAAGACCGTGTTGCCAACAGTAGCAATTGTGGCTCGGAACTTCAGAGACGCCTCTGGGTCAATCTGCGAGATGCTCTTGCTGTATCCAGCCATCATTGAGTTGATGCCCGTTTGCACAGCGTCAACTTTCATGTCGCCAGACTCGACCTTGGTCAGCATTGTGGTCAGCTCATTGCGCGCCTCTGCCTCGAACGTGCTGGACACCTCAAACGCACGCGCCTTGCGAATCGCCTGATCGAAGATGTTCATTGGCCCGCCCAGCTGCAGCGCAGTGACGTCGCCCTCTTTGGCTGCTTGCAGCTGCTCATCGGTGATGGGGTTATCAGCGACGTATTGCATGCCGGCCTGCTTGGCCGCTTCGCTTGCAATGCCAAACAGGTTCTGGCTCAAACGGTCCAGGGTTTGGCTTACTGTGTTTGCGTATTGTGCGCCAGCCTTCAGGCCGGTGTACTCAACCTGCGGCGCGTTAACCGTTGGCAGCACAGCTCCAGGTATACCTACGTTTTCAACGCGGCCTGATTGGATAAGTGGTAGGGTCGCCATTGTTTGCCTTTACGTTTTAAATGGGTTGACCACGGTCTTAGCGAAGTCCAACGTACCCTCGACCAGCGCGACATCTGACAGCAGACCGCCAGATCGGACAGCAAAATCACCCGCCAAGCGCAGCTGCTTGGCCTGCGTCTGAGCGCCAGTCATGGTCAAGTCTGCCTGCTCTTTGGCTGCCAGGATCATCGCACCTGCGTCTTCAAAGCCCAGGATGCGAGCGGTCAACGCGTTGAGGTCGGTAACACCAACATCGCGGTAGGTGGCCTGCACGTTAGCGCGCTGCACGGCAGCAGCAGAACCCTCGCCAAATGCGATACCGTTGGCCGCGGCCCTTGCGCGCACGGCTGCGTTGGTCGCCTCCATGTTGCGCAACAATGTGTTGCCAGCCATCTGATAGTTGCGGGCCTGCATCTCAGCTTGCTGCAGCTTGCGGCCAGCCTGGATGGATGCGTACTTCTGGTCCTGGTCTGTTCGTATCTGCGCCAAGCGCAGCGTATCGATTGCCTGGACCTCGTACAAGCCCTGCTGGTAATAGGCGCCTGCTTGCCTCGCGGATGCTTGCGCTTGAGCCAAGAATAAATTGGCGTAGGGAGCGGCTGCGCCAACTCCGCTTTGGATGCCACCGAATATATCGCCGGCGAATCCTAATACATCTGAACCACTTGTGTCTGCCATCATGTTCCCCCGGTGACCGCGACCTTGTACTCAAGGCCAAGCAGTGTCATTTTTAGCGGCACGCTTTGGCTAATCTCGACCGATTGTTCTCTGCTGTATCCAAGCACACCGTTGACTCGTTTAATGCCAGTAAACTGCGGCACGGCTTCATCTAACAGTGGGTTGTCAAAACTGCGGAAAGGTAGAGGGTTGCCATTCAACTCTAAGTGCTGTGTGTTGTTGACAATCGCGTTGATTTCAACAATGCGCTTCTTAAATCCAACGCGCGTGCCTGTTTGAATTTTAAGCTCAATAGGCATTGTCTTAACGTAAACCGAGAACGGCAGCCCGACTTCGTATGCGGTCGTGGCAGCTCTGTCAAATGTAATTGCGCCACTGGTAACGGTCTCATTGGACTGTGGCACGCCATCAGTAATCACATTCAAGCTCTTGCCCTCATGCGGCAACCCGGTAGCGCTAGATGCGGCGCCGCCAACGAAACTGCAATCGGTGTAGTAGTCAAACCCAAACAGCTCAATGAAGTATCTATTGGCGCCATTAAAGGTGCGCTTAACAACAGTATAAATATCGCTGACATCAACCTGTACATCCAGGTATTGGCCGTCTGTGATGAACTCCGATGGCGCGGTGATCTGCTGGCTACGCATAACAGAGAACACGGCCAGCGAGCCGTCTGTCTCGTTTGCCATCATCAACAGATCGCCCTCATCTGTACTGTTGGCCCGGCGCAGAGCCATCCTGGTTGGGGACTTCAGCAAGTGGCCAGACAACAATGAGATGCGCTGCGTGATGTAGGTGAGCTGCGTATCAGAGAATAAAAACTCGTTGATCGATTTACCCAAGCGCTGAATGTAGACAGTGCCGGATTCCAGAGACTGCACGCGCGAGCCAGGCTTGGTGCCGTTGCGCGATGTCGTCTTAAAGCTCAACGTCAATGGCGTGATTGGGTCTGTGCTAGACTGCGGCACATAGAACTCGCCGCCAGTTGTAAACACCTGCAGGTCTCGACCTGAGATCATGTCCACAATAATGTTGAGCTGGCTGGTGTCTAGTGTCGCTTCGACCGCGTCGTCGTCCAACGCCTCGGTTGGCACGAAGTTGTAGAAGATACCAATCTTAGAACCCCAGATTGTTGATGGCCGAGACTTTGACCCACCAAAGTACAAACGCCCCTCGTGGAACGTGACTGTGCGCGGCCAACCTTTTGCTGCACTCCACACATCCTCATAGAAGCATTCAACCGTCCAGTTGCCAACCGTGCGGGCAGTTGTATCAAAGAATGGGTACTCAGTAATTGCTCGGACCTGGGTGTCGCTTACAAACTCAAGAATCCTGGCGCGGCCTTGTGGTGACGCGTTGATATATTGATTAACGCTCTCCAGGGCAAACGGCACAACCTTATAAGAGTCGCCCGCCAAAGGGGCAGTATCCCAGGCGGGGAATGTTGTCGCTACTTTTGTGGTGCCGTTGTATGCGGTAATCTTTCTGGATTTACCAGCCTGCGTGCCGGTCTCCATATGCACACACATGCCGACAAAAATATCATTGGTCGAGTTAGCTGAGGCTTTTAGTGTGGCCGACGTTGTGGTGGCGCCTTGCAGGTGACCTGTGTCTGACGTATAGGCAGACGCTGTTAACGTAATGTTGCCGCTCACAGCGCTGGGCGTAATACTTGCATTTGGCGTAAACACGCGCAAGTCAAACGAATACTTGGGGATGCTATCAAACGTAATTGTGCTGATAGTCCAGCTGCTGTCACTGGCGCCACGCACCAGGACCTGCGGCGGCAAATCCTCTTGCACAATGATCATTGTGTCTGCTGTCTGCGTCCACACAATGCTACCCAACATGGCCGACGTAATTGCGGTCGTCAGATATGGGTTGCCACTGCCGTTGATGTTGATGATCTGCACGCCGTCTTTAATGACGTACATGCGGTTGTTCGTAAAGCACAGCATGTAGCTGTCGTTAACGTTAAATTCAAACGGCACCAGCCGGACACCATCGGCTGCAGCGCTTGGCAGCTCGGCGATATATTTAGAACCTGGACGACGTCGAAACCCACCCTGGGGCTGGATCACAACATTGGTCGCCTTTGCCAACGCGTTGTTGTATTGCGCCAGGTCAACACGGGCGCGGACTAATGGATCAAGCTCGCCGGTGCTGAAATTTGTCTGTATCGCAACAAATCGTGGCATGCTTAATTCCTCACAGCAATCAAACTGTAGTCCTCAATGATCCTGGTCGGCTGCCCTTGGCCGTCAATGTTCATGGCGGTTCTGGTGTATCCACCGCGGCCATTCTCAGCGGCAGAACCAACAGCGACCTGCTGCCAGTATTGGGCGCGATCTGCTTGTTCAGTGATCGGCATGGCCAAGTGCCAGGCCATGGTGTACTTCAACAGCTGCACAAAATACTTAGGCATTGCGTATTCTGGCGTCTGGTATTGGTAGTCAATGTGGACTTCCAACAAATTGGTCAGCAATGTGTCGCCCTGAATTTCCCAATCCTTTTGGACTGGTGAACCTGGGTTAGCACTTGCATATACAGCTCGCGGGCTGGTTAGGCGGTCGCCTGGCAATTGATATGCGTATTTCCAAACTGATGATGGCGCGGTGATCAGCCGAGACAGCTGCACCTTCTTCATGCCAAAAGACCAGGGATATACGGTTAACAGTGAATCACGCAAGTCAGGATACAGGCGGTCGCAAACGCTGGCCTCATCGGTTCCTTCGTTGAATGAAGATATTGGTTTCGCGCCTAGCAATAACAGGGCGTCCGAGCATATTGAAACTGATGTATCACCTGCTGCCATAAGGTCACCTTAAATGCGAGAAAGGCCAGCCCCCGAATACTCAGTGACTGGCCTATTCATCTGACTAATTTTTAGTCAGAGTCGGTTGCGGCCAAAGTTGTACCGTCATCGACGTCCACCACGCCAGCGGCGTTAGAACGAACAACGGTCAACGTTGCTACAGCGGTGCTACCAGTGCTGGTCACACAGTAGATCAAATCGCCAACTTCCAATGTGTCTGACAGGCTATTGAAGTAGCCAGCAGTGTTCACATCAGCGATTGCGTCAGCGGTTTTGTACGCGTAGACACTAGGCGCGCTGCCGCGCTTAGATGCCGCTACAGCTGTAAAGCCAGTAGTTGAAAAAGCCATGATTCTTTACTCCTTTAAAGATTAAGATTCGCGGCAGGTAATGGCAACGATACCTTCAGCGTCGATGGCGATGGCGCCAGCGCTGAACACTTCGTTAACCAACCAGCTGGTCTTCTCGGCAATGTAGTTGATCTCGGTACGCATACCAAGGCCTTCACCGTAGCCGATGGCGTCACGGTGGAAAGCAAAGCAAACGCGGTCGTTAGAACCGTCTTTTGCCAGGCCGCCCTCTGCACGGTCACCGATGGTGTGGAACTGGAAACCCAAGAACGTATTAACTTCGCCTTGCACCAACGCCTTAACAGAGTTGAAGTCAGATGAAGTCACCGCGGTTTCAGACAGCAAAGAGGCCAGGCCGTTTGCGTGCAGGATAACGTGGCGGTTGTCCATGGGCACGTTGGCTGCGTCCATCAAGCGCTTGGCTTCGCGGAGTTTTGCAACGTTCATGTTGGTGTCGGCGCCACCGATGTCATTGCTGACAGTCAGGCCGGTGCTAGATGCAGCGAGTGCGTCCAGGATCATTTGGTCCTGACGACGGCCCATTGCGCTAGCAACCACTTGCACCAGCTCTTGACGCTCGTCGAAGTTGACTTTTTGCTGGCTGAAAATGTCGCTGTACTCAGCGGCGTTCCAGTCGCCCAATGTCAACGTGACTTGCGAGAAGCCAACGTTCAAGGGGGTTACATCGGTTTGTGCAATACGGGGAGTAGCAACGCCACGGCCCACTTTAGGGAACTTAACAGTTGAACCTTCGACACCACGACGCGCACGGACAGCGCCCACCAATTGGGCTTTGCCCTGGTAGGCCTGTTTGACCTCTGCGTCGAACAGCGTAACAAAGGCGTTAGATAAAGACACGCTCATTTTGATTACCTCATTCGGTTGTTGATCAGGGTTTATCGCCTCGGTGAGCCAGTTACCTGGGCCGATTGCTTGCTAATAACGTTAGCCATTCGTCAGCATCTCGCTGCGGTCAGGGTCGCTTGCACGGTGGGCCTTATAAAGAATTGTAGTTCAATTTGTACAAAACGCAATAGGTCAAAAAAAACCCCGCCGAAGCGGGGCAGGAGGTAGGCGCCTTGCGACGCAACCTTTGGAGAATCAGTTGGCAAACTGGGCAAATGCGCGCTCAACCTTTTGGCGAAATGCCGGGTCGGTTTTGTAGCGCGGATCGGCAACCATTTGATACAGCTCATCCTTGCTGGGGGCGCCCTCGGTCGGCGCGACCTCCAACGGGATGCGGCCCTCGTAGGCCTCGCGCATCTTCATCAGCGCACGCATGCCCTTGGCCGTGCCGCCCATGATCTTGAACTCTTCAAAATCATCGGCTCCCCATACGCCCTTTTGGACCAGGCCACGCGCCCAGCCAACCATGCCATTGACCACAGCAGACGCGTTGGGTCCAAGCTCTTTCATCTCAGCCTGCGGATCGATGGCCGGCTCTGCGCCCAGCTCGTTGACCTGTTGGGCCAGCTCATCAAAGGCGGCCTGGCTTACGCCCCACTTTTGCGCCCAATTGATATAGCCTTTCGCCAGGGGGTCCTGCTCGATGTCGCCCGCCCAGGCAATGGCGCTGGTGTCGTACTTGCCACCCTCGGGTGCTTTGTGTTTCCCGGAGCTGACCATCTTGCGCATGTCGCTCCAGCTTTTGGCCATAGCCTCCATGTTGGCCTCGCCCTTTTCCTGGTTCCAGAAATTCTCTGGCAGCCAGTCTGGTCGCTCTTTGGGCGTGCCAGGTATCTGACCTGGCTCAAGGGCTGCGCCCTCATCTTTGTGATTGATATCCGCGGCCTGTGGATTTTGCTCTGCTTGTGAGGTTTCGTCTTCGATTGTCACACTGTCCAATAGGCCAGCGTTACCGCCGGGTTGGTCGTTGGTGTCTTCGGTCATAGTTTCCTTGCTTGGTTGATCCGCGCCTCGATATCCCGAATCACGTTTCGCTGCCCTTCGGCAAAGAACGCGTGAGACGGGTCTGTGCCCGGCACGGCGATGGGCACATTCACATAGATGGCTTTTAACCACTCAAGCAGAGCGGCGCCATCCTCAGAGGTAAATACGCGAAGACACAACCTAGCCAGGTCCTCGCGCTTCTGGTCAACCTTACGACGGTCAGCTGGATCGCTGATGGCCTCTAACTCATCCCAGCTCATGCCATACCGCCTTGGGCTTCAGCGCCCTGGGCCGCTTGCATCTGCGCCTGCATGGCCATCTGCTGGGCTTGCTGCTGTTGCTGCTGCTCCAACATAAAGGCGCGCTCTGCGGCACTGTTGCGCAGGGCTGCTGGTACGCCCAGCTTCTCACCCAGGTAATCGATCATGTCGCCATACTTAACGGCCACCGTACCCTCGGCACCCATCTGCGCGCTCATCTGAGCAAACTGCAGCGCTGCGTTAACTTCATCCATCGCCTGGGCGTTAGCCAGCGGAGACTGGGCTGTGACCTTAACCTCCAGGCCGTTGACCCGCAGCGGCAAGTCAATCATGCCGCGGTCGTCCATGACCTCCAAAATCTTGGTAACGATTGGGATCATGGTCTCGTTGATCAGTCGGCCAAACGCGCTGCCTAGGTTCTGCGACAGCTCTTTCATCCGCTCGACAATCTCGGTTGCAGACCGTGCGCTCATGTTCTCTGGCGGCAGCGACTCATCGAGCAAAATGCGCTTGACGTTGCTGCGCAGATCATTGATCACCAGCTGGCTGACGTTGAAGTCACCAGAACGCGGCAGGGCCTGCAGGCTTGGACCCTGCGGTCCACCATTGCGGGCAACAGGGATGATGCCACCAGGCACGATCTTGACGGTGTTGGGGTTCAGCACCCCGTCATCCGCTGCAGTGTAAACACCCGAAACAGCGAGGCTGGCGTTTTTCAGCAGCAGCTCGATTGTCTTGTTCAGCGTCTTGATGTCAGGCAGCGCAGTCATCAGCGGGCCGCGGCCATAGATTTCGCCGGCAACCTTCATGTAGCGAGAGACAACCCAGGGGCTGGTCTTCATGCGACGGTAGACAACTTCAGTCTGCGTGTGCTTGTCGATAACGTGGTAACAGTAATCGCCGCGTCGGTGATCGCTGATGGTGGCCTCGAGCAGCTCGATGTCTTCGGTAGGCTTGTCAGCGATGCGACGCTTGAGATCATCACTCAGCTCGGCGTCTGGCCACTGGCGCACAATGCTCTCGCCCTTAATGCGCATCTTGCGGTAGACGTTATCGACCTGGCCATTGGCCCCCTCTTCGTAGCTCACCAGGAACAGCGGCACGGGGATAAAGTTGATCGGGCTAACATCATCGCCGGGCTGCACCATCATGCAGGCAGTGCCCACCGCCAGGTCCAACAAGAACTCGCCCATGGCGATGTCGAAATTAGACTGACGCAGCAGCGCAAACATT